CAAGTCCCCAAGTACAGGTAGAGGTTGAAAACTTGCTACACCATTAGCAGAAGTCCAAACCAAAGGAGTAGATAAAGCGTTTTTGGTTATCAAATCTTCCTTTAAAGCCAAAGCATCAAAGACAGCGTCTTCACTTGGTGCTTTATCAGTTACCCCATTTGTAATTGTTTGGGTAATTAAATCAACGCTTTTAGAAATATCGAACCAATCATAAAACCCACTTGTATTAGTTTCTGCGCAGCTAAATATGACAGAATCTCTGAATTTTGTTAAAATAACAGTTCCATAAGCTGCTCCACTTATTGTAAGATTACTATTTGGATTGTTATCTAATTTAACGATAAGAACTTTACCTCTATACGCAAGTGAAGCCGTTGGCAAAGTGAAAGTTGTATCAACAGTAATATTAACAAGATTAATCTTGTCAACCTCTAAATTTTCCCCTGCTATCTTACTTACTGCATCTTTGATAAACCCCGATTCTATCACTAAATTTTGTTTTTGAATAAATTTAGTTTCGTTGGTTGTGCTGTCAACGATAGGTATTAAGTCCCCACTTAATGCGGTTGCTAACTCGTTTAAATTGCTTATTTTTTTATCTGACATTACAATATTATTTTATATCCATTTTCTTGTAAAATGTAAAATCCGTTTTCTTGCAACATATACGAAAATGATTCATTAACCATTGAAATAACGCCGTTTGCAAATTTTAACCGCTTGCTTTGAATATTTTTAAATATACTCAAATCTTTAATTAAATTTTTATCAAAAACAACTTTTTTTGTATCTTTGTTTACATTTACTAAAGAAATATTATTTTTTTGTGAAAAGCTTACTAGATTGTCTAATGATATGCTATTATTTACAAGTATATCCGCAACACTAGCAAGTGAAGGACTTAAGAAATTAACGCTATTATTTATAACTTGCTCTTTTAAAACTACCTCATTTTTAGTGTCAGTAAATAGCTGAATGCCTACTAAATTAAATATTATTTCCTCAATAGTTTCCATCTATCTTTATGTCAAATGTACCGTTTGTATTTTGTTTTGCTAAAATCGTTTTAATAGTTGCACCATCAGTTTTTAATGCCGTTGTTATTACGTTGTTTATTTCTTGCTCTGAAACATTGCTATTAAGATAATCTTCTATTCCTACCCCCAATAGTGGCGTTTCTTTAAATTCTCCCTTTTTGGAATATATTATAACGCCGAACAGTTGAAAGTCGCTAAAATCCACCTTCATAGATCCGTTTTCATAAACAAAATCATTATCTTGTATTAATATGTTAGTTGCCATGTTTTACGGTTTCGTTTTCTATTGTTGATTGTATTGTAGGTGTTAATACCGTTGTTTCTAAAGTTACCGTAGGCACCCCATTTGAAGCGTGAACGTGAGTATTGTATTTTGCAACTAAACTATTTACTAAGTTCTCTAGGTTGTTTAATTTAGTTGTCAATTCTTCAACCTTAACAAGTCCGCCAAACTCGCCACCGTTGAATTCTATACTGTCATTTGCTGAAATATTAATGATGTCATTATCCTCACTATGTAGCAATAATATTAAACCAAAATTAGTAATTCCAATATAAATCACGCTGTCAACACTTGGAGTGTAGCTTATATTGTTGCCTTCATTTTGCAAAGGGCAATAAATTTCACTTGAAATATGGCTATTAATAGGCAAGCATATAATATTTTCGCTATCAATAGAAATTACAGTACATTTAATAATACTTACTACTTCTTTATTGTAGGTATTTGTTAGCTTTTGGATTGCATCTGCTATCTCGTTCATATTAAACCTGCGTTATATGATTTATCGTCAATGCTTGTAAGCTTTACGTCTAGGTCTATTTTTTGCCTATACCCATCAACTCCAAACGTCTTAGTAACTCCTTTAATTAAATAATATCCGTTTTGCTCTTTTAGTCTTAGACTTTCCATTTTTGCAATGTCACCATGTCGAACACTTGGAAGTCCAAATGTTTCAAACGAACCTCTAAGTCCTGTAAACCATGCACGATTTAACATTTGAGTTGCTCTTTTTTTTAATTCTTCTATCGATTGAATATCGAAAAAGTGCCTTGTTATTGTTTCCGAGCCGCTTAAATAGTTGTTGTCAGGCACAATACATTCTAGTCTTTTTTCTATTTTTTTAGGCTTACCTTTTTTTGTAGTTGTGTTTAGTTCTACCTTGTTTATTGATATTGCTTTAATATGTAAATTGACATCCTCTTTTAGTTTGTATTCTAAACTGTTGTTTATTACATTTCTGTTAAAATCAAATATCCACACCCTATCTCGCTCTTTACCTTTATAAACGTCTTTTTGGTCCTCAGGGTAATAAACAATTGATGAACATCTTAACTCCTTGCCCCTAAAATAGCTATTTGCATTTGTATCTTTTCTTATCCTAGCCAAAACTTGGCTTATAGTTTCGTTTTCGCTGTAAAAATCTCCAATCTTTGTTTCAATTGATTGTCTTACACTTAGTTTGTCAATTTCAGCTTGATGTTTTTTGTTAATTGCTTTTGTTGTTGATACCATTTCAGCCACTATCTTTTCAATGTCGTACTGACTTTGTGGATATATTTTAGCTTTTGGTGTTAATTGTTTTAGCAAAAACATTGAATCCTCGCATTCTATACGTACGGGAGTATCAGTAAAAACACGCACTACATAACCTTCAAACTCCTTATTTAATTCGTAAACGTCTTTTGTACCATCAAACCAAATATAACCAAGTTCAACCGTTACTTTATCCCCTCTCTGAATAATTGGTGGAGTATCTCCAAAAATAATGTTTCTACCTGTGAAATTTACTTTAGTACCCGTTTTTTTATCCTCAAAGTACATATTTCTAGGAAAAGTAAACTTACAAGTATCTGTTTGTGCGTTCCATTGTGATACAATTTCAAGGCTATTAACAAAGTTAAATACGTATTTTTCATCTCGCGCAATAGTTACCTCGCTGGTTGGTTGCCAATCAGTCATTTGTTCTATTGTTATCTTTGAAATTAATCTAAGCATTTATACTTTGTTTAAAAATAGTTCAATAGGTCTGTCGCTTATAGCTTGTATCTCATAGCTTACCGATGTTTGATTGCCTTGTATTTGATTGTATTGAAAGTCTGTTACTACTATATGAGTAATACCAAACAGTTCATTTAAGTACCAACTTGTAACCTCTAATTCAATCGGACTTTTTAACGCTTCAAATAAATTTTTTGCCTGCGTTAATGGATATATTCCATTTTTAGACCCGTTGATTACTCCCCTAATATTTAGCGTATAATCTCCATCGCTAATGAACTCTTTAATCGTTCCGTTAAATCCTTGTATTGGTGTAGTTATAATCGTTTTTGTTTGCGCTACATCGAACAAAACGCAATCAAGTATAACATCATCTTCAAAGGTTTTAACGTCTTTTAAATCGTTGTCTTTGTACTGTCTAGCCTTAAAAATTAAGTTTGAAAAAACAGGACTACCTAAAGCTGATTGAGCATTTGTACTCCTGTTTTCTTCTTTAGATTCTGAACTTACAAGCTTATCAATATTTGTTTTGTAAATCAACGTATCAAGCGCACCCAAACCAAATGTGGTTATTGTTATAAGTGCTTGGTCGTTGAATTGTTCAGGTGTTTGTGGTATGTAGAAATTTGACATTAGTTTTGTACTATATTTACGTCGTTAGTAGCTTCAATTAAATACCGTGTAATCATTTCTTTAAGCTTTGGCGCTATTTCTTTAGTTTCTTGAACGTGAACACTCAAACCTTCTACAAGTTTACCAATAGTTATATTAGTAATCTTGTTTTCGTATGTTTTAGCAAGTTTTTTGTTTTCGGTAGACTCTATTTTTGATTTCGCCGTAACATTATTTTTTATGTTAGCATACCCTTTTATTCTACCTAGCAAAGTGTCTTCTCCTTGTTTTATTCCTTTTTCGTCAAAACCTAAAGATATACCCATTATGCCTTTAGGTGTAAATAATTCACGGCCATCATACAATCCTTGATATATACTTTCGTTATACCCCTCCATGAATGTTTTTCCAGTATTTTTGCCTACTTCTCGAAAAAATTTAAAAGAAAATACATTTGCTATTAATTCTGAAAACCCCTCAATAACGCTCCACAAATCCCCCTTAAATATTTTAATAAAAGGATCAACAAATGATTCCTTAAATGATTTCCAAACCATTTTAAATACGTATGTTAATCCTGTTATTGCGTTCCTAAATCCTTCAAATTTTTGATACAATAAAATAAAAGCTGGTATTATAGCCGCTAATCCTAAAGTTGCTGAAATCCAAAATATGTTTGCAGCAATAGCGGCTAATCCATAACCTACTGCAACTGCATTAGCCGATAATGCTACTAATCCATTGTAAGCAGAAATGGTAAGCAACGATAAAGCAAATGCTGCCAAAGGGTCTTGATATTCTTGAATCCATTTTATACCTTCACGCACTCCACTAATTAACGAACTAAAACCGCTTATGCCTGCATCAATAACAGGCTTCATGGCTAAAAATAAGTCGTTAAACATTTCTTTTGAAACATCTCCTAAGTTAGAAAGTTTAACACTTGTGCTATCTGCCATACTTGATAAACCACCATAAAACTCCCCACCCTCTTCTTGAGCAATCCTTAAAGATTTAGAAAGTAGTTCGTATGAAACCTCCATTCCTTTTACTTCTGCCGTAGTCTTACCGCTTGCCTTAGCAATAGCACCGTAAATGTTAATACCTGCATAACCAAATTGTTTAATGTCCAAAGCCGAAGCTTTGCCAATATTTTTAATTTGTTGCATATTGGCTGACATTCTTATTAACTCATCGTTTCCCTTGCCTGCGTAGGCTACTGCATTAGACAAAGCCAATATATCTTGCCTAGCCTGTTCAGCGCTTAACCCTGTTGAAACAAGCATTGTGTTTGCGGTTGCTAGTTCATCAACGCCAAAAGGAGATACCAAAGCATCTTCACGTATTTTAGCGAACATATTTGCCCCTGTTTCGGCTGAACCTGTTAAATTAGCCATTTGAATACCTAAAGATTCATACTTTGAACCTACGGCTAAAATCTCTGCTCCGTACTCTTGAATTTTTGAAACTGCGAATAGTCCGCCTGCGATAGCACCAAGTTTGCCTAATCCTAAACCTCCTTCTGCCTTTTGCTGTACATTATTAAACTTTGAATTAGTAGCGTCTAAACGGCTATTCATTGCATCTAATTTACTAGAAACTAAATCTTTTAATTCAATAATATATTGCGCCTGTTCGTTAGCCATCTTGTTTATTTTTTAATACCCATTGTAATTTTGCATACAACTCGTAAAACTTTTCATCATTTAAAGTGTCGGTATCAACTTTAAAATAATAGCGTATTAAAGCGTCTGCTTGCTCTAATACGCCATCATTTTTTAAAAGGCTTTCATACCTTTCTATAATTTCGTTATCGTACTTTTTTTTAAATCTACGATTTGCTGAATTTGAGTAACTGCGCTCAAAAATAAATCATCATTTTCCAAAACTTCCATGTCGGATATTTCCCGAATTACTAAAGCTTGTATTAGTTCCTCGTATGCAATCAATGGATCATGTCCAAGTTTTGCCATAACAGGAGATAAAACATATCTATTAACTTTATTCAAATAAAGCTTTTTTCCTTCGACCTCAATCACGTAAGCCAATAAAGGATATTTTTCTTTTAATTCTAGGTTTGTCATGTCGCAAATATAATAAAAAAAAAAGGTTATGCAACAATGTTACATAACCAATTTTTCAACATAGACAAACAAAGATTTATCTTGAAATATTTCCAATAATCAAAGGTATTTTTACCATCAATTTAGAGTCTCCTTGATTTGCATCTAGTGGATTTTCAAGAAATTCAACATACTGTAAAACATCCTTTGAAAACACTACCCTAGAACCTCCGAATAATACGGTAATTTCAAAAGGTGGAATATTTAAAGGCGAACGGTCTGGACTTGCTGCGATGATTTTTTTCCATTCATCCAAATACAATTCCATAGAACCGCTGTATTCATAATTCCCGTAACCCCTTGATACAGGCTTATCTCCCCACCCGTAGTTATTGTCTTTGTTTTGTTTTTCGTTGTATTCTAGCTTAGAAATACCAACTACAACATTACCAAAAAGGATACATGAGATATTACTCCAAGAGTAGTTTATCCCGTTTTTCATTACACTTGTAGCCATTTAATTAAAGTTTTAAGGCAAAGCCTATGTTTACGTTTATGTTTCTTGCTACCCCTTTAGGAATAAGCACAACTCCAATAGTTAGCAATCCTGTTGACAGTATATTTTGTGCGCTGTTAATTGTTACGGCATAATCAGAAATGTTATTATTTCTTTTCATGCTTTCAAGTTCAACATTGCACGCACTGGTAAATACTTCTATGCTTAAGTCAGATATTGTGCCGTCTGCGTTCAAATCAATATTTGAGTTTAGGTATGGCGTTAATGCTACATCTAAGAATCGAATAGCTTTATTTATTACTCTGTTATTCTCAATGTAGGCATAGTCAGAACTAACTACACAAGCATTGTGAGAATCATTAAAGTAACTACCTGATATTGCTCTTTGTTTTAATAAGAAAACAAATCTAAAGTCGTTTAATTGGTCTAGCAATACTTTTGTTTGGTCGCTGTATAATGCACCATTTGCAAAAGCTAAAGTTTCAAGTTCAAATGAATCTGAAAGGTTGAATTTGCCTACCCATGCAATATCTTCTTGAACATTTGCTAAAGAAACAGCACCTAGCATAGCACCACCACAGGTAATACTTTTTGCGTTACCTTTTGCAAGTGTTAAACCTAAATATCCGCCATCTTGCCCAATACATACCGCAACGCTTGATCCTGCAACTGCATTTAAGTTTGTCAAAGCTGACAATGTAACGCCGTTTAAGTTGTTAGCAAGTATGATTTGTGATGGTGTTTTATTGGTCAGTAGAGTTGTTGCAATTGCTTGTAATTGCACTACTTTAGTAGTTGCAAATGTTACCAAAGGCTCAAAAAACAATACTTGTTTACATTCTCCATTTGCATAGTTTTGAAGCGTTAAAATGTCACTTCCGTCAACATTTAAAGAAACAAAACCACCGCAATATAAAACGCCTGTTGGATTAACTCTAAAGAACTCATCAATGTGATAATAAATCGGTGCTAATACCGAAGCTACGCCACCGCTAAAATCTACTAATGTTTGAGCAATAGTACCTACAATAGTAATTGTTATTTTAGTTCCTGCGTTTAGATATGTTCCTAAACCTGGTTTTGCTGTGATAGTGATTGCCCCTGCAATGTTTGAAGCTGTGAAACCTGTAGTGTAGGATTTCTTTGTAATGTCAGCAACAATGGCAGCAGCAACTAAAGTAACGGTAGTTTCTGTGCTTGATTTAGTGTATTCGCCAATTGTTACTACTTCGCCTGTTGGTAGTGTTACCGTAGCCGTATAGGTGTTACCATCTGCTCCTACGTTTGTGATTGTGCTTGATGCTGTTGCTTTAGTTTCATCGGCATAGGTGATATTAATGCCGTTATCAATCGCATCTTGCGTTGATGTCGCTCTAAATAACTTTTGGCTTGCTAATCCTCCAAACACAAAACCGCTGATAAAATCAGTACCCTGTGCTGGCCTTCCTAGTCCGCCTTTCCCAAGTGTAAAGCCTACTTTGTTTAATGCCATTTTATTTAAGTTTTTAAGAGTAAAAAAAAAGGTGGCTTTTAACCACCCTTTTTATTTATTTAGTTTTTAAAATGTCAGCTTTTTTAATGAATTTAGTTTCAATGTGTTTTGGCTCTTCAAAGTACCAATCCCCATTTTCAGCAACAAATAACCCTGTTAATGTTGTGAACTCCATTAAAACTTCCTTCATATTATGCTACGAAATCACCTACAACTTTAGTAGTGTGCATGATAAATTCTTCCATTTTTGCGATTTGAACATCAAAAGCAAAAAGAGATTTCATGAAGTACAAACTTGAATTGTTTTGTAACTTTTGCAAATCAATTTGTAAATCTTCAACAGCGTTAGTGCCTACCCAAAGATTTGAATCTAAAGAAGCTACAGCCTTAGTGAAATAGAATGTTGATTCTGGCAAACCTGCTAAAGTAACGATTTCAAAACCTCTGTAATTTGGAATAGTTACGCCGTTCACATCTCTACCTTTGTTAGTCAAAGCTAAAGAAGCAATTTCAAATTTTTGCCAATCTAAAGGCGACATCATAAATTTGATTTTCTCAAATCTTGCATCATCTGACAATAAAGCTAAAGGCAATAAAGCAATAGCAGCGTCAAGTTTAGCCAAAATGTTTGCCGAAGTGATAGCGCTTGGAGAACCAACTGGCAAATAAGTACCATCTACTAACGCTTTACGGATAAACCCATCAAAGTATTTAATTTGGGAGTTTGCGCCTGATCCTGTTAATGCTGTTGTGTAGCCTGTTGAGCCTACGTGCATACCTTTTTCAATTGCTTCAAATTGACGATTTAAAAACAATTGCATCATTACGTTTTCAGCAGTTACTGGCAATTCTCTAGCAAGTAATGTTTTGCTTTGTTCTTCGGCGTAGAAATGGTCTTGAAAGTCAATTGGGTTAAATTCAACATATCCCATCGCTTTTAAAGGTGTCAAAGTTTTTTTGTTTACTACAAATGTGCCTGCACTTGTTGGTGTTGCGCCGTAGGTTTGAAGCACGTTTGTAATATCAACATTTGGAATGTTGTGAGTTTTTTTAATGCCATCTTTTACATAAACAACGCCTTTTTTAACGGTGTTCAATCCAAAGGTAGCTTTTGTAATCATAAAGCCTGCCTCTACTGTACCTGCGTATGAAGTATCACTAATAGTTAATGCCATGTTATTTGTTTTTTAATTGGTTAAGCATATAAAATGCGTTTGTTGGTAATTCTTTTGCTTTTTCCTCAACAACTTCAACAATATCAACTCCAACTTTATTAAGTGGAATAGATTTCAATAAAATTTCAGTTGCTTCAAAATCTTCGATAGCTTTATTCTCCCAAATTGAGATACTTTCAGCCGATAATTTGTTTGAGTATTTTTCAACTAATTGTTTAGCTGAAACCTCTTTTTGTTCTTTTGCTTTGTTTTCGAATTCTACCAATTTAGTTTTCAAAGTTTCGTTTTCAGAAGCTAATAAATTAGCTTTGTTTTCAAACTCCTCTCCTTTTTTAGTAGAATTTTCCAAAGCAAAATCAATAGCTTTTAATATTGTTTCCTCGTTTGAGTTCTCCAATATTCCAAGTTTGTTGCACACTTTTGAATAATCCATTTTTTGAACGGGTTTAATTAATTGATTTACAAAATTGAAAGCTTCGCTATAAGCGTTCATTGATTTGCTTAAAGTTGGCTTTGCCTTTATCTTTACTGACTTGATGTCAGAACATAAATTCATTGTTTTAGCGGTTGTTGCATCCATCCAAGTTTCATAATCCATCATTTCAGAAACTTCTTTTTCTTCCATTCCGCAACGGTTACAAATCATTTTAACAATAGATTTTTTAAATAGGCTTAAAACCTCATCATTGCCGTTGCCTCCGTATGGATTGTGTACCATCAATAAAGCGTAATCCATCATGGTAGCTTTTTTGCCTGCTAAAAATAACCATGAAGCAGTTGAGGCACAAAGTCCAACGTTTACTGTATTAATTGGCGTTTTAGCGTTTATTATAGCTGAATAGATACTAAATCCTTCTATAATGCTTCCACCTGTTGAATTTATATGAATTTCAATAGATTCCTTTTCCATCAAATCTAAAGCGGTCAATTCGTTTTGGAATTGTGAACCGCTTACGCCATCATATCCGCCTATCTCTTTATTGATAAGCATAATAGGTGTATTTGATTCGGGATTGATTGTATAGATGAAATTCATGCAACAATATTGCAAATAAAAAAATGCTTTATTATTTTTATAGCACGGTTTAAAATGGTATTTTTGAAAATGATAAAAAATACTGAAAAATTATACAATGGTCAATGTAGGGTTTGTTTCTACATAAACCCGAAATATAAAAAAATGCTCAAAGAACAAAGTGTAAAACATGGTTCTTTGAGCAAAGTTTGTAGTGATATTATTAAACAACACTTTAAAGCATATAAAAACTAAAGTAAGTTTTCGGTCTTATAGCTTAAAGTAAAGAATACATTTGTTGTTCCTGTTGTTGATAATGTAATTCTTGGATAAAAATACAATCTATCTTTAAACGATATGTTGCCTTGATTTGTTACATAGCCAGTATATGCACCATCACCACCATTAACTACGCACGGGGCATATAGTTCAGTTGGATAGGTGATGTCTCCATCTAAAATATACGCCCTACTTTTTAATGTAACATAGAAGTCTGTCAATGTTCCTGAAGCTCTAGAAATTGCAATCACTCCTTGTATGTTAATGTAATTTCCACTTTTAAGATACGTCACTTTTGTAGATGCTAAGCTATATCCTACAGGTAATGAAATTGCTGAAAATATGTCGCTATTAATTGAGTAGCTAAAGCCATCACTATTTGCAAAATATCTATTATCCCAATCACAAATCCCTGAACCTGTTAATCCTTGACTAAGTTTAATTTTAGCATTTTGGTTAGTGTCCACGCTGACTCCATCGCTGT